ACTTGCTGCACAACACATCCCCAGCGTTCAAAGTAACCATGCCCTTTTCGGACCAGGCAATAATTTGTCCCTGGGCGCACATAAAAAAGTGATCCTTTTTGTGGACCTTACCGACAATGATTGTCCCAGCTTTTCTAAATACTTTCCGACAATACATCCCTTGCGAAAAGTAGTGTTCGGTTTTCAATTCTGCCTGTGGCATTTTAGCCATTTCGTCTTGCAGCCGCAAAATTTCTTCGCGGGTTGGAACGTCTTTTCTAAGCAGCTCTAGGTTCATTGGTTGTAATAAGGCACTTTGAAGGCCACCCCATTTACGGTCACATTGATAAATCCAACGGGATTAGCTGGCAACGTACCCGATCCAGCAGTCGCCGTGGTCGAGCTATTGAAGTTCAGCAAGTTAATAAAGAACTGCTGCCAGGCGCGGGTTGGGCGTTTGGTTTGTCCGTCCAGGAATTCCGATTGCGGATAGGGCTGCGTTTGCGGATTGGGTAAAAGTGCCATTAATTCTCCCCAGCTGTCATTTTTAGGTTAGCCGACACAATAACGGCCTTTACGGGATCGGAAACTGAAACTTCAAAGATTCGATCCCTTGCCGTACCTAGCCGCCGCCAAATTGCGCGGTTTGTGTATTTGCCGATTTTGCCAATGGTTGTCCAATGTTCGCTGGACCAGGTAGAACCGCCATCACTTGACCACCGCAGCATAGCTTGGGGGTCTTGACCTTGGCCTGTGCTTAATCCAACGCCAGGCTGGAACTGCAGCTGCAGCTCTTCAAAATATTGTCTTTGTAAGTCTACCGTTAGGTGCGGGGCGCGGCGTAGTCGTTTAACGTGCTGTCCGTCATCGGTATAAATGTTGCGCTCTAACTTATAAATCTTTCCGTTAGAGTAGTCGCCCACCAAAACATAACCCTGGAACACCGCAGAACAATTACCGCGGCAGCGCTCGTATTGGCCCAGGTTGTTGGTGTATAGCCATTTATGCCACATCTGCGTGGCAATGTCATAGCACCAAGTTAGCTGAAGGGTTGGGAAGCTAATTACATAAACTTCGTGGCCTTCGAGCTGGTAGGTCCAAGCAATTGCATCGGTTATGGTTTGGTTTGTTAAGCTGTTTTCGACCGCGTGGGTTGAAATCCTTTGTGGCACATAACCGTTCATTTGGACGATCTGGGCTGTTCCGCGGTTGTTCTTAGATAGATAAGCAAACGAATTACCCAGGCGGGAAACGCTAAACGCTGAAACAATCCCGTGCTGGGTTGATGTGCCTGGAATCCTGTTAAACGGAAATGGGCTTGTGCCCTGGTCCACCCATACTTCGCTAGATGTTTCGCCCAGCAAATAGATTTCGCGGTGATCCACAATTAACGTCACCAGATCGTCAGGTGCGCCGTCTTTACTAGAAAAGTTAGTGCTGCCAGAAATTGGGGATAAAACGTTTGAACACCCAAATTGCTGGGTATCTGGTCGGTTGTATACAAAGTAGTTGTCCACTACATCAACGTTTGTTCCGCCCGTAAATGCCCCGTCTGTGCTTGGCAGCTGCGAGAAATTAAGGCCGTATAGGGTTGTGGAGGAAACGGTTTGGCTTGTGCTAACCGTGTAAGTTCCAACACCACCCGATCCAGTTCCCAAGGCCGTAATGATAGTTAGTGCCGTGACACCAGTTCCCTGGATGGTTTGCCCAACAAATAGCGTTCCGCTTGCAACCGCGGTCACCGTTAAGGTCGTGGTAGAAATTGATCCCGTTACTTGTGCGCCCACCGTGGTGCTGTTCATTTGGCGGCTGGTAAGTGTTTGGGATAGATTAATTGTGTAAGTACCAATCCCGCCAGTTCCCGTCCCCAGGGCTGTAATCACGGTTTCATTTGTAACACCCACACTAAAAAGGGACTGCCCCGCTGCAATTGTGCCGTTTGTAATTGCTGTAACAGTTAGGGTTGTGCCCGATGTAGACCCCGTAAACACCGCAGAAGAAGGAGTGGAAATCCGCCAGCTGTATCGGTTAGAACCGTCAACAATATAGGCGTTAATGCCGTTGTCGTTGATTCCTACGCGCCCCGTTGTAGTGTTGAGCTGACCAACTAATGTTCCAATGAAATTAGAAGTTAAAGCATAGACATAAGGCCCGCAAACCGCCACCAAAACGCTGCCACCCGATAAAGTGACCATCCCGCGGACTTCTTGCTGATTTTGAAATAACACTATGGAAGATAAGCCAGGCGTTGGGTACAAAGCCACAACACCACGATCGCCCTGGGGTTTGGTTGGATCAACTTCTGGAAAGAAATTAATACATTCCTGGGCATCCTGGTAGATCGATGGCGCTTCGTAAGAAGCCCCTACAAAGCCAAAGTCAGGCATTATCTAAATCCCCCGTCCATGATGAAGCCAGCGTCTTTAGCTTTGCCCATCAATAACGAATCGGGATAACGGGCCACTTGTGGCGGCTTCATGTTTGTGCGTTTAATTGTGGCTTTGGCTTGGGCGGAAAACCCGTTGATCAAAGTGATTTGCGTGGCGCTGGCTTTGCCATACATCGGCATTAGACGTTCCGCCAAACACCACCGCAGCGCCATGTTGTAGCCCTGGGGCAGCGTTATGGTTTCGTAATAGTTTTGGAATGTGCGAAAGATAGTGCTGGCAAACAAGTGCAGCTCACCGCTAGAAGGGTTCGGGAAAACATACAACGTTCCCAGGGTTTCGCTGGGTTGGTAGTAAATCATCTTGGCCCACGGACCACTTAGCTGCTTGATGCCTAATGATTCGTACTCTTCCAAGCTAAGAATTGACACGGGGTAATCTAAATAGCCGCCCGATCCGCTAGCAGATACACGCACAAAGGCCGATTCGATTGTCAATGGGCGCTCGTAATAGGCCGTAATCGTGGTGCTGGACGCGGTTTGGGAGCTGCTAACGGAATATGTGCCGCCTTCGTTTACGTTGCCACCAGCGCCCGTATTAAAGCCCACAATGGTCGTTCCAGCAGTAATCCCTGTGCCGCTTAGAGTCATGCCCATAGTGATCGCGCCAGCTGTTACGCCGTTGGCTGGGACGGTTAGCGTTGTGCCAGAAATCGATCCCGTAAAAGTAGCCCCGACTGATCCGCCTGGTCCAAGGGTGTATTGCACGGTGTTTTGTACGGTTTGGAAAATGATTTCAGTCTTATAAAAGACCATCATGTTTTCATTAGACCATTGGGCGCACAAATCGTTAAGCATATCAAATGCATCCTGGGCAGCATCCGCGGACGGGCTTTCCCCAGCTTCTAGTGCGCCAATATCCTTCAACGATCGGGTAATTATGTCGTAGGGGGTTGTCATTTTTGACCCTTAAAACTTGACTTTAAACACCTGATTTCCCCAAGGCAAGTCATTGTTTACCCCTTTTTTGATGTAGTCCATTTGGCTTTGCAGCTGTGATTTTATTGAATTTACACCGTCTTGTGTTGTTTCTTTTTCGATCCAATCAGCTACATCACTTTGTTTGACCTGGTCAAAAGCGGTCTTTACGGTTTTGTCTTTAAACCACCAATGGCCTTCGGTTTCCACAATGTCGCCATTGTCTTCAGCGGTCACATGATATTTGGCGTGGGTGATCGCGCCATCTTCGGATGTTATTTCGGAAATCTTCCATATAAATACGGTCATTTCGGATACCTTTCCTTAACAGCCAGGCAGTCGGCTATGTATTTGTTAATCTGTGCTTGGTCACCTTTGGCTATGCCATCCAAATAGTCAGTCATGGGAGGATATTCCGCTTGGCGTTTGGCTATGTAGGCATGAGCATCTATGTAGGCTTGAACTGCTGTTTCGTCATAGGTAACGGGGTTGCCTTGAGCATCAAAAGCATCGTCACCACGGATAAGTTTGATTTGAGAATTGACAGCAAATATTGCATCATGTTTGTTCATGCCGCTATCTCCATTAAAGTCATTGTGCAAGTAGTGTTTCCATTTGAATTGTAATAATCGTTTATTTGCACTAACGCATTATTTGCATTGCTAGCAAATTGCACTTTATATGTTGTTGAAGATGTAGTTGCTGGGCTATCTAAATAACTTGTAGATACAGAACCTATTGTGATTCGACCAGTAGTATTTGTAAAACCTGCGTGTTCATCAATTTTTAATATGTCAGTTGAATTTCTAACTAATTTAAGTGCTAAAGATGTATCGTTTGTTCTTTTTCCGCAACCACACATATTAACAAAAACAAGAATTTTGCTTGCAGAAGATGATGGGGTTATTGATGCGGTCAATCCAGTATCAGCAAAAGTGCTTGAAGATGTTGTGGTTGATGTTGCATAAGTAGCATTTACCACTTGCAACACCCTACCAGAAGATGCTTGCACCGCAGAAGCACTACCCGCTGTTACTGGGAATGTGATACCAGCCGTTCCATCAATCGTAACTGCCATATTACTTTTCCTCGAGTGCCACTATACGGGCGGTTAGTGCGTTGATTGTTTCGGCTTGTGTGTCGTTTATTGCTTTTAGTTCTTGGATGGACTTCATCAATGCGTATTGCAAGTCTGTTTGATAGATAGACAAGCGAATCTTTGGTTCTTCTTCAGTTCCCCAATTTGACTCTGTTATCAACTCAGGACAAACCGCTTGTACATCTTGCGCTATTGAACCAAGATTTAACTCTGTATCCGTCTGGTCGTTAAACAAAAATGTTTTAACAGGAATCTGGCAAATTTTGTCAAGATAGTTTGGCGCAAGTTGAATGTTCTTCTTTTCACGCTGGTCAGACAAATTACTATTGTTTCCCTGATAGTTTTGTAAACCACCATTAGAAAGAAATCCACCACGATATGCCGCATTGTCAGACGCAGCCCAAAATGTTTGTGTTCCATTATTAGGTGCAGCGGCAGAAAAATTAAATACTGCTCCACTTGGGCTGGTTGCACTACTGTTAATTATTGATAGGACAGTAGAACTTGCACTTGATTTTTGAATTATGTGTGTTGAACCACTTGTAGTCCCCACCAGCAAGTTACCGCTAGAGTCGATACGCATACGCTCTGTGTTAGCGGTAAGAAATGCTATTGTTGAACTAGCACCACTTTCAGCATCTATTTTGAGTGCAGATGTATTCCATTCCATATACCCAGCACGATTAGCAGAACTATTGTAAAAACTTTGATAAGGCGCAGAACTTGTACTTTGGAATCTTAATGTTTCTGCTGATGTACTAGAAACATGAAGTAGCGCACTAGGCGAAGCAGTACCAATACCTACTCGCTGACTAGCATCAACAGTAATCGCAGTAGTCTCGTTTGTCTGTATGTTTAGGATGCCGCTGTCATCTCCCGTAGAGATAAGACCGCCATTTCCTGTGCTTGTGCCGTTGATAGTTGAAGCCATTATTGTGTTCCTTCGTCTGCGGGAGTAGGCGTGTTGCCTTCAGCCACCCACTTTAAATAGGCTTGGTAGTCTGTGTTAGCGGGGTCAAAAGGGATGCTGGCTTTTTGTTCAATCAATAAAACAGAAGTAACATTTCCATTCATGTCTTTAAGTAATTTATACATTTATAACTCCGCTGATAAAGTAAATCCGCTTTGACCACCTTGATTACACAAAACGTAGGCATAAGCGGCAGTTAAATTTGTACCCGATGTTGTAGGATTGCAAAACAATACTGAAGACACACCTTGTAGTCCTTGATAAATTGTTCCTAGACTAGATAAATTTTGATTGGTTAATCCATTACCTCTAATGCTCATATTAACTACAATTGCCGCTGTCGGTGTCGCTCTCATTGCAACGGCAAGGGGTAAATATGCCGCAACAGTATTATTTGCATATGCATAGCCCGCCGAAAACGGATAAGAGTCGTTATCAAATACGTTTCTTTGAAAATACCTCTGACATAATTGCAACTCAGTACCATAAGGTCTGTAATCAAAACTCGTTGCGGTACTGCCTTTTTCTAGTTGTACGCCTGTTATGTAGAAGGTTGCGCCATTTGTGCCGACTACGGATACTGTGCCAGTAGGTTGGTTGTAATATGTTCCCGCCCATGCATTTGCAGTACCACTATATGTAGCCCCTGCTCCAAGTCCAAAACGAATTTGCACTGCTGTTCCGTTGGTTGCACCTATCCAAGTTCCGCTTGTATCACCAGCAACAGTTACGCTGATTGATGTCCAAGTGTTTGCAGAAGAAACTGTGTAGCTAAAAGGATAAGAGCGATTGCCAGCAGAATTTGTAAGAGTCCCGCCAAAAGTACCAGTAAGACTTGAATAAACTTGAAAAGATAAAGTAATAGTCTTTGCGTTTGCAGTACCCCAAGCCATATCTGCAAAATTAAAACCTTCAATTTGTTGCCCAATACAAAAGAAATCTCCTGTCAAAACTGCATAAGCAGATGAAGATGTAGCACCAAGATAATTATTAAACCCTACTGGAGCTGTAACTGAACCAGCGTTTTGTTGCATTGTAAATTTACTATTAACAGTAACAACAGCTTTCCATCTATCAACAGAAAAAGTGCCGTCTGAAGCACTAACACTAGCCCCCGCATTACGCTGGTCAATCACCATCGCACCATTGATGATGCGGTTCTTAAACCCATACAAACCAGACGAACTTACTCCGTCTGAAGTGGTCATCAAGTCTGCATTTACTGTTCCGTATGCCATGTTTGTCCTTACAAAACTAACCAGCGTTGACCGCTAGAGACAGTTACCGCTTGACCGCTTGCCACAGTTATTGGGCCAACCGAAAAGCCATTGTTTCCGCTTGCTATCGTGTAACTTGCGCTAACAGTCGTGCCGTTTAGCACAATGCCGTTAGATGCAATTACTGCTGGCGTTTTAAATTCGCCTTTGCTTGGGTTGTAGTTAAGTTTGGTTGAACTTACGTATTCGGTGCTTACTGTGCCAGTTGTCGCATCTGCAAATAGGGGATAGCGCGTGGCGTTTGTGGTTGTATCGTCACTAATTGTTACAGCAGTTCCCGCGGTCGCCCAGGTAAACGCCGTTCCGTTCCAGGTTAGCGCGGTGCTGCTTATGGTTGGCGCTACAACAAACGAAGTCGCACCAACACCACTTTGGAAAGGAATCTGGTTAGCTGTGCCGCCAGCCAGGTTCGTTGCACTTGTTGCACTTGTTGCACTTGTTGCGGTTGCTGCGTTTCCGCCGATGGATAAGCTGGTTGCAGTTCCAGTTAGCCCCGTGCCCGCGCCCGTGAAGCTAGTCGATGTAAACACGCCCGTAGACGGATTAAATTGGAGCTTGGTTGAGCTAACAAATTCGGTTGATAGGTTACCCGTAGTTTGATTTGCATATAGCGGATAACGCGCTGCATTAGTTGTTGTATCGTCCGTGACCGTTGCATAAGCAGCTGGCGTGGTCCAGGTTGGGGCGCTTGCGCCGTTTGAAGCAATTACTTGGCCCGCCGAACCCGTAGAACCCGCCAAAGCAATGGTCGAAGAAATATCGATGGTTGTTACTTTTGCGCTTGCCGCGGTTGTTGCGCCGATTGATGTATTGTCAATTGTTCCCGCGTTAATGTCCGCGGTGTCAGCAATTAAACTGTCAATGTTGGCTGTGCCATCAATATACAAATCGCGCCATTCGTGTCCTACTTGACCCAAGTCGTAAGTGTCATCAGTTGCGGGGTCAAAGTCTGAATTTATTCGCCCAACAAAATTGATCGTGTCGGCATTGCTAGTTCCAAAAGTTGCATTGTCATCGACTGTCAGCGTTGTAAATCTGCCTGTATTTGGCGTTGTGTTGCCGATAGTTGGGGGCGAAGATAAGTCTAAAGTGCCGCCTAAAGTAATCGTTCCAGAGCTTGTAATTGGGCCGCCAGTTAAGGTTAAGCCATTAACAGTCCCCGCAGTTCCTACCGAAGTCACGCCCGTAGCTGCAGCGTTTGCCCAGGACGGGACACCCGATGCCAGGGTTAAAACTTGACCGTTTGTGCCAGCTGCCAGGAATATAGTGGTTGAAGTGGTGCTTTGATATGGCAACGATCCAGTAGCACCGCCCGCGATGTTGGTTGCGGTTGTGGCGGTTGTGGCGCTAGTGGCTGTGGCTGCATTGCCGCCAATCGATAAACCGCTTGCTGTGCCCGATAGATTTGTTCCTGGGCCGCTGAAATATGTGTTAGCTGTAACTATCGTGCCCGTGATGGCTGCAGCAGTTGTCGCCCCGATTGTTGTGCCGTCAATTGCGCCGCCAGTAATCGCCACCGCGCTTGCGTTTTGCGTGGACATTGTGCCCAGGCCAGAAACTTGGGCGTTTGATATGGCGATCGAAGTGTTGGTGACCGATGAAACTTGCCCGCTGGCATTTGTTGTGATAACGGGGACAGATGATGCCGATCCGTAAACGCCAGCTGTGCCCACGGGCGTAATGCTAAATTGAAATCCAGTTAACGTTAGCCCTGTGCCAGCTGTATAGATTGCGTTGTTAGAAAACTGCGTAAACGTAATGGGCGTAGTGCCCAAAGTGCCGCCTGTTTGGTTGGTGTTTACCCAAGATGATCCCGACCAAATAGTGCCAGCCAGGACAAACAAATAGGCCGAAACAATTTCGTCCCAGGTATTCGCGTCCGATGATCTAGCCCATGCGCCAGCTGCAGCCACATAAATGCCGTTGTCCGCGCCAGCTGTTTGGTTTTTAACCAGGATGCGGTAGCCCGCGGGCAATGTTGAAACCCAATCGCCATTAGCCTGGACCGCTAGGCCTGATAGCGTAATGTTGCCGTTAGTGGTGTAGTTGGCTGGCTGCTTAAACGACAAGCCTTGCGCGACCGCGTCAACGTATGCTTGGTTAACAATATCGTTTGGACCGCTGGGAGCTGAAGTGATCGTGCCCGTGGTCGTTGCAATGTTGGTGAACGTGGCAGCTGCGGGAACTGATCCGCCGATTACGCTGCTATTAATCGTGCTATTGGTAATCGTCAATCCCGACTGAACGGGATTAATGTTTGCATAGAACGGTGTCCCAGCTGGTCCGATCAACGTTACCAGGTCAAACGTTGGTTCGGGCTGGAATATCCCCTGAACGGGAACGATGTTAATCGTTGACGTTGTCGCGGCTGAATTAGCCATAAGGCAGCCTTAATCCGCTTGGCAAGCGGTAATGTAGAGGGTGTTTGTGCCTGAACTTATGGCTTTGATGTAGAACGGTGCTTTTGGGGCAGCGACTAATAATGGAAAAGTCATTGCAGCTGGCAGCACAAATGATCCGCTATTGCCTGTGGATGCAATAGTGGGGGTTGCTACGGTGCTGGAATTAGAAAATTCAACGCCAACCCTACCAGTTCCAGTATTTAGCAACGAAACGTAATTGGTTTGATCGTTTGTTGTAGCTTCAATCAACGTGGCAGCACTTGCCGATGTTGTGAGGTCTAGTGCATAAGTGCGACCGCTGTATCGCATTGCGGAAGTGTTGACCATGTTCAATCCTTCAAAATTGTGTCTGAATTATAGGCTTCAAAAAGGAAAAAGCCACCCCTTTTGAGAGTGGCTTCCCTTTATTTCATACAGTTTTTAACCGTAGTTACTAAAGTCGTAACCATAAACGTAAACGTCCATAGTTGCCGCTGCGCCTTGAGCTGTTCCTACATTTAAATATAGGTTTTGCGCTGTTTGTGCAGCAGTAGATGCAACCGTACGCTGCGATACTACTGTAGAAGCAGACAATCCTGATAAAGCGGCATTTGCCACAATACCAGTACCGCCAGCGCTAGGTGCTGTAAACAGACCCGCGGCAGCAGTTGATAAAGATATTGACGCATTTGTAAAAACCACATTGCTAACTGAATAGCTAGTGGTGTTATTTATTGCCAAAGTTGCCTGGTCACCCGTTGCATTGACATTTACACCAATTGCGACAGCCAAAAGGCGAATCGCTTGGTTTGTTGCCAAATTAGAAGGGTGAACTGTTACTGTGGTTGCTGGTCCTGGATTAGCCATGATATGTATTCCTTAAAAATGTTTAATAAAACGGGGGTGTTTAGCCCCCATTAACTTTAGGCTGCAACGCGGCAAGCCAATTCAGGGTATAGCGGGGCCCAGCCATACAACACGTCAACGCGAGTAGGAATACTATCGTTGTTAATTGTATACTGGCGTATTACTCTTAAAGACAAACCTAGTTCTTTATCACTAGCGCGACCAGCGAAATGGACACCGTCTGGCAATTCCAAATCGGCAGTAGCCAAGCAGAATGCGTTCTTGTGCATAACGATGTTTTGTGGGGAAACCGTACCAGTTTTGTTAAACGGTGTTACTGCTGCGGTTGCAGAAGTAGTCGGGATCGACACGTTTTGGAACTGACCAGCTGTAATCACGGCGGGGCTAACTGTTACTGAAGTAGTACCAGAAGTTGCCACGGTCACGTTGGAAGTCACCACAAAGTTACGGAGCTTGTTGCTGCCGTAAGCCTGGCGGTTCTGTGGGTTAACAGCAAACACGCCATCGATCTGGATTACGTCACCTTGCTTCAGACCAGCAGTAGCGGTCGTTGCAGTTAACGCAATAGTCGAAGTTGTAGCCCAGCCAGAAGTCAAGAAGCCAGTTGCGGTAGTGGTTGCACAAGCCAGGGTCGCAGTTGAATACGATCCGAAAGTTTGTGCCACAACGTTTTGGTCCATGTACCAATTCATACCAGCGGAATCGCGGCCCATCATGCCTTTGGTGTATTGTTTACCGATTACGTCAGATGGAACAAACAAACCTTTCAAGCTGTCAACAATAGTTGCAGATGTAAAGGGTTCGATCACACATGAACGGCGACCATCGCGTGGTGCGCCTTCAGAATCAAGAAACGCACCAGCGGTCAAATAGGTAATTAAACCAGTTGGGGGTGTGCCAGCTGTGCCAACAATGTTAGCGGTGTTGTTCTTAGCCATTGTCAAACCGTCAAAGTCCACCTTGTTAGCAATTGCTGCAACGGCGGGTTTGAGAATGCGATCCGAAAATGCGTCCAATGACAAAGCCAGGTCTTGGCTAGTAAATTGGGTGTCAACGTGGAACTGGGTAGACAAAGTAACGGGTACTGAAGTCTCGTTAAAGTCTTCAACGTTCAATGCTGGACCAGATGTTCCAATGAATCGACCAGGACGGCGAACATTGAGGGTCGCGCCTATCTTCGCACCAGTAACAGAAAATTGATCGTCATAGTTGCGATCGACTTGGCCCGAAAAGGTCAACTCGTTTTCCAAAACCATTAAGGCTTCGTTTGTGATCATGCTGATCGTTAGTAAATTATTTGCCATTTAAGTTTCTCCAAATGTTGGATTGTTGCGTTTGTTTCGCTAGCGGATTCGCCCAGCAAGTCGTGCTGCTTTCCAGGATTGATACGAACCGTGGAATTGTCCATCGCTAGTCAGGTTCACATCTCGCCCGTTGGCTGCCGATCTGATAGGGTTAATCGGTGCTGGCGCTTTACTTTTGTTAACAACGGTTTTCTGCAATTGCTCTTCGGGTTTTTTCTCGAATTGCGTTTCCAATTTGCCAATCATTCTCAAAGCGGCGGTCATTGTCATGCCGTTGAGCTTTTCCGCGAGATCGGGATTCTCAGCCAGGTGATACAAAACGCGAGGTCCAACCTCTGATTCGAAGATCGCATCACGCACTTCGTTGCTAACTGCAACGTCCGCTGATCCGACCATGTCTTCAAAGTCTGGAATCTCTGCCTTTGCTGTTTCCACCCGTTTCGCCCAGGTGTTTATAACCTTTTGGCGTTCGGCTTCAGCTCTGGCGTTTGCTTCCTTCTGCTTTTCTTCCCCTAATCGCTGGTCTACCTTGTAATCTATAAGCGCCTGTTGGTACTCATACATATCGGTAAACTGCTCTGGCTTGGGTTCTGCTTCAAACTTTGGTTCAGCAATTGGCTGCGCCTTGGTTTGTAGCTCCCTGACCTGGGCTTCCAAAGATTCCCTTAGTTCGCGCTCCCTTCGGGCTTCTTCCCGTGCTGATTCGCGCTCTTTTGTAATCTGTGAAAACCGCTTTTCCAACTTTGGGTTGGGTTTGCGTTCTTCCGTTGCTTTCGCTTCATCTTCACCACTTGGTTCACTCTGGACCACCTCATCAATCGGTTCTGCTGGAGTTTCCTCTACAGCAGCCGCGGCTTCTGATGGTTCTGGATCAGCTAAACCCATTCGTTTGGCGTTAAATTCGGCTAAATTTTCACTTGTAACCACATTGGCTGCAAGTCGTTCTGCTACTTCTGACATTGAGTTTCCTCAAAGAATTTGCCCCGTGAACCCCACGGGTAAGGGTTTTGGGCGATATTACCCGAAATTACTCACTTGTCAAGCTTACTGCATAGGTTGTTGTTCCATTGGCGCTTGTTCTGGCTGCATTGGCTGCGTGAACGGGCTTGCGCCGTGTCCAATGTCTGCTGCTGCAATGGCTGCAAATTGGTTTTGTTCCATGTTGCGCTTTTCGATCTCTTGCATTAGGCGGCCTGTGTCCATGTGATGCAGCAACAATTCCACAATCGCATCGATTTCGGTCTTGTTCTGGCTGGTGATCGCACGGGTGTTTTGATCGTTGACTTTGACTTCCGCCATCGTTTCGGTGTTGTGCGCCCTGGCGGTAACGTCCATAAGCTTGCGCTTGGTCGCCCCTTCTTCCTTGATCTGCTGCACTTGTCCGCGGTTGTTGATCTCCAGCTGCGCGGCCTGGAGCTGCTGCTGCATCTCTTGCATTTGCTTCTTCGAGTTCGCCAGCTCCATTTGGACTTGGGGCGGAATGTCCGACTTTTCGTCAACCTGGGCCATTGGGTTCATGGATGCCAGGCGGTCCGCAATTACGTCCGCACCAGGAAAGTCCATATTCCTAAACACCAGGTCGCCAGCGATATTAAACAGCTGCTCGTTGCCTGTTAACAGCGGCATCATGGCTTCTACTGCTTGCTGGCGCTTGGTTTGGAATCCTGGTCCAGTATCCATAACCACATCGTATTCGCCAACGGTTACATCGTTTAGCACTTCTCCGACTTCGGTTTTCTCGTTGATCGTGGTCATGTCAGGCTGCCCGTCCGATCCAATGATCCGCATCACGCGGTTTGTGTCGTAGATGTACGGAATCAAGTCCAGGATGATTTTGCCCGTGTGACGGATCGACCTGGTCATGTTGTCGTAGAAGTGGAAGTTTGACAAATCGACCTGGCTTTGCTGCCCAGCCAATGCCTTGCCTGATATGTTGCCCGTTGGCAGCTG